AGCGCGCAAATTTTTCCGACGAAATTTGAAACGATATGATACGCGACCGAATAAAACGATTGGACCGGGTGCCAGCCGGCGAGCTAATCGCCAACCCGAAGAATTGGCGCAAACATCCAGCAAAACAGAAATCCGCATTACTTGGTGTATTGAATGATGTTGGTTGGTCGGACGCCGTCATTGCGCGCGAGACTTCCGCCGGACTCATGTTGATCGACGGCCATTTGCGAACCGAAATTGCACCGGATGAAACGGTGCCGGTTTTGGTTTTGGACGTTACGGAATCCGAAGCGGATTTGATTTTGTTAACGCACGACCCGTTGGCGGATATGGCCGAAACGAATGCGACGGCGTTGGATGCGTTAATGCGTGATGTGAACACCGGAAACGACGGCGTGCAAGAAATGTTGGCGGAATTAGCCGACCAATCCGGGTTGTATTTAGACGATGGCAAAACCGAAATCGTCGAAGATTCCACGCCGGAAATTCCGGCGGACCCGATAACGAAACCCGGCGACGTTTGGGTGTTGGGCAACCACCGATTGGTTTGTGGTGAATCTTGCATTGAGGGCGCGATCAAAAATTGGTGCCACGAAGTAGTGGAACGGTGGGAAAACCTAACAGGCCAAAAAGCACAAAAGGAATAACGAAATGCCACGTGGACAAAAACCATTGCCGGCCGGAATTGCGGAATTGACCGGTGCATATCATAAGGACCCGAAACGCAAACGAAACAACCAGCCGAAACCGCCGACCGGGACACCCACATGTCCGCGTTACTTGTCGCGTATCGCCAAGGCGGAATGGCGGCACGTGGTCGAGCTACTTAAAAAAATGAACGTGATTAGTTTGGCGGATAAATCCGCGTTAACGATGTATTGCCAAACGTATAGCGAATGGCGCAAAAGCGTCGAAATGTGCGAACAATATGGTGCATGGAACGTCGTCAAAAAACCGGATGGAAGCGTGGACACGAAGCGACACGAATGGGACCGCGTCCGGGAACGCACGGCGGAAGCGTGCCGGCGTTGGTTGACGGAATTTGGTTTGACACCATCGGCGAGGGCGCGGTTACAGGTCGAAGAAAACACGGCGGACGAATTCGATGCGTTTATTTCCCGGTTTAGCGGTGACAACTAAAACAACCAAGACAAACATTGACGCGTACCAAGTTTTACGAAATGGGGATTACTTCGGGACGTTTCACCGTTTGGTTATGGCAACGAATGAAAACGATTATGTGATTGCGATTGGTTTTGACCGTGGCCGACTTGTTCATTGCGACCACGATTGGACCACCAACGCACACATCCGGATTTGCAATAACGATCGGTGGTGCGAATTTCACACCGGGCCGGCGTCGATTGAAATGCCGCATGGTGTGATTTGGAAAAATTTAATGTTTGGCGTGATTCCCGAAACGTTGCGGTCGGGAAAACTAAAACCACGGTGGCAATTGTGAGTATTAAAAAACAAAAAGAACGTGCAAAGCGTGACGGGTGGACCGATTGGATACGTTCGGAACAAGATTTGGCGGCGATGAAAGAGGGTTGTTATTTTGACACGCAAACGGCCGATTTGATGGTGGAGTTTTTCGAAAATTACCTACACCATACGATGGGACACAATGCCGGCGAAAAGTTTACGTTGTTACCGTGGCAAAAGGATGTGTTGTTGCCGCTATTTAGCTGGAAACGTGCGGACGGTTCCATGCGATTTAAAAAAGGTTGGATATGGACCGCCAAAAAGCAAGGCAAATCCACCGTGTCCGCCGGCGTGTGTTTGTATTACTTATTAGTGGCCGGGAAGCGTGCCGAAATTTACGGTGTTGCACACACACGCGACCAAGCCGGCATTATCTACCGGGAAGCGTCCGCGATGGTCAAAGCGTCTAAGGTTATCGGTTCGAAATTGCGTGTGTTGGATTCTAAAAAACGGATTCTATATACGCAAAACGGGTCGTTCTATCAAGTGCTGGCCGGCGAAGCCAACGCACGCGGCATTGAAGGAATCAACCCGAATTTAATTTTGTTTGATGAAATACACGCGCAGCGGTCCCGGTTGTTGTACGACGGTTTGGCGTATGCATCCGCGGCACGGAAAAATTCGTTAATGCTCAGCGTGTCCACGGTTGGCATAGCCGACCCGACGTTGATTTGGTGGGAAGCCTACGAATACACGCAAAAGTTGTTGGATGGTTCGATAACCGACCCGTTTACATTTGGTTATTTGCGACAAGCGGACGAAATTTGTGCGGATGATTTCGATGCGTGCGGCGATGTGGAGCAATGGAAAAAAGCCATGCCAAGTTTGGGCGTTACCGTCACCGAGGAAACCGTGCGGCAACACTGGATTGAGGCTAAGAATTCACCGGCCAAACAAAACGCGTTTCGTCGTTACTTATTAAACATTCCGACCACGACAACCGACCGGGTTGTGCCGATGGCATTGTGGAACGAATGCGAACGGGATTTGCCGGATTTAGTCGGGCGGGAATGTTTCGGTGGTTTGGATTTAGCCAGCCATGAAGATTTGTCTGCGTTCGTTTTGTATTTTCCACCAACGGACCGGGACCCGGACGCGTTCGTGTTGCCATTTTTTTTTACACCACGTGATAAGATTAACGAACGCGAGCAATCCGGGTTCCACCACTATCAAATGTGGATTGATAACGGTTGGTTGTTAGAAGCCGGACAAGCACGCGTGGACCATCGCACAATCCAACAAGTGATTCGCGAATCACTCGACATCTACAACGTTGTCGAGATTGGATTTGACCCGTGGGGAGCCGACGCGGTGGTTAATGAATTAATCGACGAGGGCGTGCCGGCGGTCGCGGTAAGCCAAGGATTAAAAGGCATGACACCCGGCACCCGCGCGTTGCTAGACGACATAAGCGAAAAGCGAATTTTTCACGACGGAAACGAAGTGTTGACGTGGTGTTTATCTAATTGTGCCGCGGACGACAAAAACGACGGAATGATACGTTTTAATCGACAAAAAAGTGCGGACAAAATCGACGGCGCGGTTGCGCTCGCAATGGCACGCGGCCGGGCGTTAAGCGTTCAAGAATCACAAGCGGTCCCGGATATATTTTTTTAAGGTGAACCATGAAATTGTTTGATCGAATACGGGGTTGGTTTGGTGCGAGCAGCTACGAAAACCCGAACGATTGGTTTTTCCAAAATGCCGGGACCCGCACGGATTCCGGGTTGCGTATCAATCATGAAAACGCATTAACGTTGTCGTGGGTGTGGCAAGCGGTCCAAATCATATCCAACGACATCGGGCGTTTGCCAACGCTGGTTTACGATCGCAGCGACCCGGACAACCGCAAACGCGCAACGTTGCATCCGGCATATAAGTTAATGAAGCAACGGCCGAATCCATACATGACGCCGAAAGTTTTGAAACAAGTGATTACGGCCCATTGTTTGTTGCACGGAAACGGCGTGTGCGTAATTATCCGCGACGGCCGCGGCGCACCGGTGGAAATGTATCCACTCAATCCAGCGGTGACGCGTTTGGAAATCGTAAACGGGGAACCGGTTTACATCACCAAAATCGGCGACGACCAAGAGCAAACCGCGTTGTCCTATCGCGACGTGTTGCACATCAAGAATTTAACGACGACCGGTTATTGGGGTTTGGACACAATCACATACGCACGCAATTCGTTGGGTTTAGGTTTGGCAACCGAAAAACACGGAAGTGCGCATTTTAAGAACAACGCACGACCATCGGTTGTTTTGCAATCGGACGGGTCGATGGACAAAGCCAAAGCGGACCAATTGTTGGCAAGTTGGGACAAGATGCACGCCGGCGTGGATAACGCCAGCAAAACCGCTTTATTAACCGGCGGTTTAAAAGCGCAAGTTTTGTCCATGAGTAACGAAAACGCCCAATGGTTGGAGTCGCGAAAATTTCAACGACAAGAGGTTGCAAGCTGGTTTTTACTTCCGGCGTCAAAGTTAAACGACGACGGTGCGGCCACGTCTTACAATTCCATCGAACAACAAAACCGCGCCTATGCCGATCAAACGTTGATGAATTGGGTGGTTAATTGGGAACAGGAATTAAACGAAAAGTTATTAACGCCGCGCCAACGCATGTCCGAATCGCACGAATTCGAGTTTGTAACCGCCGGGTTATTGCGTGCGGATTTGGTCAGCCGTTATCAGTCGTACCAAATCGGAATTTCAAGCGAATTTTTAAGCCCGAATGAGGTGCGACGTTTGGAAAACATGCCGAAACGAATTGATGGCGGTGGCGATTTGTACCGAAACCCGAACACCAAAACCAAAGAGGATTCACCAAACGCCGACCCGCCGGCCGAACCAAAAACCGACCCGGACGACATCGCACCACCAAGCGACCAAATGCGGCGTGCGTTGCATGAACTAATCCGGGACCGCGTAACGCGGATGGTTCGATTGGAAATAAACAAAATAACCAAAGCGGCCGGCAACGCGGACAATTTTTTGTCGTGGGCGGAAGTGTTTTACGATGGATTCGCGGAAACGTTCGCGGATTCCGTGCGGCCGTGTTTCAACGCATGGTGCGCCGCCGGGTTTAATGTGGACGACCCGTTGGAAAACTTAGTTAATCAGCACATTACCGAAAGCGTGGACCGATTGTTGCATGTAACCGGGAAATGTAAGCCGGAAACGTTGGTGCAAACCATCGAACAGGAAATGGACGCGTGGCAATCGCGCGTGGACGAAACAACCAACATTATTATGGGAATTTAAAAATGGAACGTTTGTATTTATACGGTTCGATAGGTTGGGACATCGACGCGGAATTTGTGCGTTTAGCACTTGAAGAATCCGACGGCGATATTGAAGTACGGATAAATTCCGGCGGTGGTGACGTGTTCGAGGGGCAAACGATTTACAGTTTGCTTGACGACCACAAAACCCGGCACAATGCACGCGTTATCGTCCACGTGGACGCGTTGGCGGCGTCAATTGCGTCAATCATCGCGATGGCCGGTGATGAAATCATAATGTCCGACGGTGCGTTGATGATGATACATAACCCGTGGACGCCGGGTGCGGGTGGTAGTGCGGACGAATTACGCAAAACGGCGGATGTGCTGGACAAAATCGGCGAAACGCTTGTTACAGTTTACGAAAACCGAACCGGGTTGGACCGGGAAACCATCATGTCGTTAATGGACGACGAAACATGGTTAACGGCAAGCGAGGCAATTAATTTAGGATTCGCGGATGTGATGGCAAGTGATTCGAATGTAACCGCGGCATCCATCGCGGCGTTTAATTATGCGAACGCGCCGAAATGGTTGGTGGACATCCCGGAAACACCGGTGGCGGAAACCACGGAAAGCCAAAAGGCGAAACGTAGCATTGCGGCGGCCAAACTTGCATTGTCGCGTTGTTGCAATAAACGCCGGAGTGCGTAAAACAAAGGAATGCACCCGGTGGTTCGTTAATCGTTCCGGGACACCAAAATATATCGCGCCACTCGAAAGCGGCACGCGAACGGTTTTTATTTTTAATCAAACCGTTGGTGGTGCCGTTTTTTCATTGGTACACCAACACATTCAAAAGGATTTGACGCCATGACATTGGAACAAGTCAAAGAAAAGATTGCAGAACATCAGGACGAAGTGCAGGCAATTATCACATTAGCGGAACAAGACGACCGCGAATTGTCCGCGGACGAATCAACGCGTGTTGATGACGTTTTAAACGCAATCGAAACATTGCGTGCAAGCGAAGAACGTTTGGAACGCGTCGAACAGGAAAAACAACGTATTGCACTAGCACGCCAACCAAAAGCCGTTGCCGATGCAAAACCAGTTGTTTACGCCGTGCCACGTGTCCGTGGGAAATTACATGCGTTCAAAGGTGAAAACGCCGAACGTAACGCATACCACGCGGGCCAATGGTTAAAGGCAACGTTCCTAAATGATGCGAACGCACGACAATTTTGCGCCGATCATGGCATGGATTATCGAGCCGCGCAAACCGGTGGCACGGCAACCGCGGGTGGCCACATTGTGCCATCGCCGCTATCAGCGGCCATAATTGACGTTCGGGACCGGGTGGGAATAGCACGCCAAATTAGTCGTGTTGTGCCAATGTCCGCGGACACGCTTAACGTTGCAAGCCGAAGCGGTGGTTTAACGGTGGATTATCCGTCGGAAGCGGCCGCAATTACTGCGAGCGACAAAAGTTGGGAAAACGTCGCGTTGTCGGTTAAAAAACAGGCAACACTAACGAAGATTTCTAACGAATTGTTGAACGACGCAATTGTAAACGTCGCCGACGACATCGCAAGCGAAATCGGTTTTGCACTTGCACAAGCAAGCGACAACGAATTAATTAACGGCGACGGTTTATCCGCATACGGAAGCGAAACCGGCGTTTTGTCCGCAATGGGTGCGGCCGGCAAAGTGACATTGGACAGTGGCGAAACCAGCCAATCCAGCGTCGCACTCGCCGACCTAAATAGCACCGTTGGCAAACTTCCCGACAAGTACCACGACCGCGCCGTTTGGGTTATGAACCGTTCGTTTTATGCAAACGTCGTTCAAAAACTCGTTTATGCCGCCGGTGGTAATACCGTTAACGATATTGCAAGCGGTAGTGGTCCATCATTGTTTGGCTATGAAATTTTCATGTCCGAACAAATGCCAGCGGACGCCGCGGACAAATGCGTTGCATTGTTCGGTTCGTTTTACGATGGCGTTATTATCGGCGACCGGGACGGCGTAGAAATCGCCATGTCCGACGCCGCGTATTTCAGCGAAGACGTTTTGGCCGTTCGCGGAACAGCCCGAAACGACATTGCCGTGCATGACGCCGGTGACGGTTCAAACGCCGGTGCCATCGTTGGTTTGTTTACAGCCGCAAGTTAAGCGGTTTAAAAATTTGGTCCGTGTGGGGAAAGAAACCATGCATGTTATTTTTGAACGTGATTGGTTGAATTGTCGGGCCGGCGAACGTTACCAAATCGCAACACCCGTTGCCGAATTACTGATTCGGCGCGGGTTTGCGAAGGTAGCGAAGCCGCAACGAAATAAACCAAAAGGAAAATCGGAAAATGGCGGTAGTAAATCGACGCGAACACGTAAGCGTGCAACCGTCAATCGAACCGATAACGATTGATGACGCGCGGTTGCATTGTGATTTGGACGACTCATTTTTTGACGGCAAATTGCGACAACTAATAATCGCCGCACGCAACAAAGTCGAACAGGATACGCGGTTGGCGTTCATCACGCAAACGCGTGTGTTGACGTTTAACGATTGGCCGGGAACGATCGACGTGGAATTGCCGACGTCACCGGTTCAAAGTGTGGCGAGCATTACCTACACCGATTCAAACGATTCGGTGCAAACGTTGTCCGCGTCCAATTACACCGTGGACACGGCACACCATCCCGGACGTATCGTTTTAAATCACGGCGAATCGTGGCCGTCGAACCGGGGACACCATAACGACATTACGGTTACATATGTTGCCGGCTATGGGTCCGCCACCACCGACGTTCCGGAATTGGCAAAACTTGCAATGTTGTTGTTAATCCGTCATTGGTTCGACCACGGCACCGCCGTTTCGATGGATTTTGCACCGCCGAAAACGATGCCGATGGCGTACCAATCAACGGTCGACGGTATGAATTGGGGGCAATATCCCTAATGCAAAAATTACGTTACCGGATAACACTCGAACAACTAACCGAAACGCAAGATTCGGCCGGCCAAGTTTCGCGGACGTGGTCGGAGTACCGAACCTGTTTTGCGGATGTTAAAGAGTCGACCGGCCGCGAACAAATGTTAAACGACCGGCAAATGCCGATCGTGGCGATTAACGTTTGGATGCGTTACCCGCGCGGCGGACGTTTCCCGGAAGCACACGACCGGGTTGTGTATCGCGAAACAACCGGCCGCACACGGTATTTAAACATAGATTCGATTGTACAAGCCGGGACCGGCAACCGAAAATTGAAATTGGTTTGCAAAGAGGATTTAAATTAATGGCCGCGGTTGGGATTTTATTTGATTGGGAAAACCACGACGAAGTTAATGCGCTATTAAAAGCGTGGCCCAAGAAAATCGCCAACAAAATAAAGCGGTCGGCCGCACGTAAAGCGTCCAAAGTTGTACAAACCGAAGCCAAAAAAAATGTGCCGGTCGAAACCGGGTTGTTAAAAAAATTAATAAAGGTGCGGAAGCATCCAAAACTAAAACGCGGGCAAATCGGTTTCCACGTCACGGTTTCACGGGCGGACCTAATGGATAAATCAAACAAGCGTTATCCGTATTACATGGCCGTAGAATATGGAACAAAGAACATGCGGGCCACGTCATTCATGAAACGGTCAGCCGAAGCGGTGCGACCACGTGTTAATCGTTTGTTTCTTGAAGAAGTGCGCAAAGGAATCGACGCGGTAACGACTCAATGACAATACTTGGAACAGCAATACGCACGCGATTAATCAACGAATCGGATGTAACCGATGTGTGCGGCCAACGTATCTATCCGCAAGCGTTCCCGGAAAACGTAACGTTTCCGGCCATCCGTTACAGTGTGACCGGTTCGAGCCGACAACCGTTGGTTGGTGCGGCGTCGGGTGTTGTTGAATCGGATTTGGAAATTGATATATATGCGTCAACGTATTTAGTTTGCAATGAATTGGCAAAAGCCGTTCGGGAGACATTGCAACAATACGCCGGCGTTGTGGGGTCGTTGGATATTTTAGGAATTCGCGTGGTGAATCAAATGGAGCTATACGAAACACCGGTGGATTCCGACGATGTTGGATTGTTCCGTGTCATTTTCGATTTAGAAGTGGTCCACGGTGAGAGCGTACCTAGTTAAAAAGGAAATGGAAAAATGGCATTAAATTTTTCAACCGGTAACGGCGGCACCGTCACGTTTTCCGGGTTCACCGGTTCTTACGTTTCCGTTGGAAGCGTCGAACAAGAAGTGGAAGAAATCGAGGTTTCACATTTGGGAACCACCGGGTTTAAAGAATACAAACCGTCCGATTTAAAAGAGGGCGGCGACTTGGAATGCGAATTTTTGTTTACCGGAACAATTCCAACGCTTGCCGACGTTCAAACATTAACCGTTACTTATCCGGCGATCGGCGGTGGAAGCACCACGACGCTATCCGGGACGGCGTTTGTAAAATCCGTTGGGTATCCGGAATTAGTAAACGGCGACGTTATGCGTGGTTCCGTCGTGTTTAAATTCGACGGTGACACGGACCCGGCGTTTAGTTAATGGGAAATTGAAACATGGATGTGGTGGTGGTGTTACACCCGGCACGTGATGACGATGGCGAACAGGTCCACAAGGGATTGTGGAACGTTCACATTGACGGCCACCATGTGGCGCACGTGTGGGATAAACCCGGCCACTACATCCATTTTTTTGCGGTCCAAAATGCGGAAATAATCCAAAGCGTGCAAGATGCGGTGGCAAACGCGATCGGTGAACAACGACCGGTCAGTTTGCCGCCGGATTTGTCGTTTATGGAATCCGCGGACGTGGACGACGACGAAATTGTTTTGTCTTAGATAGTGGGGAAATTATGAAAACAGCCAGCAAACGCGACATTGCAGCGTTCACCAAACGCCGTTACACGTATTGCGAAATTCCGGAAGTGGGATTGCGCGTGCGTATTCAGTCATTAACGGAACGGGAAAAAGCCGGTTACGAAACCGCCGTTTTAAGTAAAAGCGGCCGTGGTGTTTCCCGGCGTGCGTTACTCGACGCCACACGACGTTTGTGCGTGTTGTGCATGGTGGACGAAAAAGGCGAACGCTTGTTTGGGGAAAACGACGTGGAAGCACTGGCCGACGTCGATGCGTTCGTGATTACCAAGATTTCCAAGGCGTGCGAACAACACGTTGGAATGGGTGATGGAGACATTGAACAATTGGCAAAAAACTCAGTAGAAATGCACGCCGACGATTTAGTTTCAAACTCTGCTTGAAATTAGGTTGGCCGCATCCGGATGTTTTGTGCGACGTGTTGACGCCGGAACAAATGGATGAATGGTGGGCATTTCACACAATAGAACCGTTCGGCGACGAATGGGAACGCACGGCAATGTCGTGTGCGGTGATGCACAACACGAGCGGCGCGAAACACGCCGCGAAAATTGAAGATTACATGCCGAATTTCCAGTTTAAAAAACAACCGGCCAAAAAACCGATCGGTTCGAAAATGACCGGGAACGCGGCACGCGACTATTTGAAACACCGTTTTGGGAAATCTGAATAATGGGAACCGTTGCCAATTTAGCCATCGGCGTTTCGTTGCGGATGGACCAGCTAGAACAGCAAAACAAAAAGTTGCAAGGCAAAGTGCGGTCGATGGGCAAAGCCTTGGAATTGCAAAAAGGTAGTCGCGGTGTTGAACGTGTAACGGTTAAAGTGCGGTCGATGGGGTCCGCCGTCGATGGTGTTAAACGTCGCATTCTTGGCGTATCCGCGGCACTTGGCGGAATGATGGGCGCGGGCATCGCGTTAAATCAAGCGATGAACATGGAAACGGCGCAAGTGCAGTTTTCAACGCTGGTTGGCGGCATGGAAAAAGCCAAACAACATTTGGCGTCGTTGCGTGAAATGGCGGCGTCTACGCCGTTTCAATTTATGGATTTGGTGGAATCGTCCCGTGTGTTGATTGGCATGGGAATTAGCGTGGACCAAGTAAACGACAAATTGCGAATGCTTGGTAACGTTTCCGCCGGGTCCGGAATGGAGTTAAACCGACTGGCGCAACAATATGGAGAAATCCGGGCCAAGGGTGTGGCGTTTACGCAAGATTTGCGGCAAATGATAACCGGCGGAATTCCGATTTTAAAATTGTTGGCGGACCATTTCGGAATTACCGAAAACGCGGTGTTGGAATATGCCGAACAGGGAAAAATATCATTTGACGCCATTGACCAAGCGTTAACCAATTCGCAAGAGGTCGGCGGAATTTACCACGACCAAATGCAAGCGCAAAGCCAAACGACCGCCGGCCGCATATCGACTTTGAAAGACAAGTTTTTGGAATTGATGTTGGCAATTGGTGAAAAACTTAAACCTGTCGTGGATGCATTAATTGACCAATTAATGACGGCGGTGGATTGGGTTAAAAACCTAGACAAAGACACCGTTATGCTAACCGCGAAAATTGCAGCGTGGGCCGGTGGCATCATTGCCGCCATTGTCGTCGTTAAAAAAATCATCGGTGTCATTCGTACAATGGTCACGGTTTACCGATCGTTGGCCGCGGCAAAAGCGTTTGTGGTTGCACTAAGTGGTCCGGCCGGACTTGGAATGTTAGCCGCGGGAATGGCGGCGGCGGGTGCGGCCGTTTGGGGCATTAATGCCGCGTTCGATGAATTCGACGAAAAGGTAGACAACAGCGTCAAGAGTTCAGAGAAAGCAAGTGCGGCGGCGGAAAAGGCGGCGGAAGTCGATAAAAAGGTTGCCAAAACGGTCAACACCGCCGGCGATTCCGCGGCGGAAGCTGAAAAGAAATTGGAAGCGTTGCGCAAAAAAGGCGAAGCACTAACACAACAAATGCGAACGCCGCAACAAGTGTTTACCGACCGCATTGGCGAACTAAACGAAATGTTGGATGCGGGCGTTATTTCGTGGACCGTTTACAACCAAGCGGTCCAAAAGGCAATGGAAGCGTTGCACAAACACAACATGGAACAAGCCAAAAAAGGCATGGCCGAACACAAAGACGTCGCCGCGGTTAAACGTGGAACCGTGGCCGCGTTTAGTGCCGGTCGCAAAGCACAAAACCAGCGGCAAAAACAAATCCAGTTGGCTAACGCACAATTAGCAAGCCAAAACCAAACGAACAATTTGTTGCAGCAAATCAACACGTCGGTGTCCACGCCACCGCCGGTTGCGAACATTCCATAAGGCGAAACAATGGCCGTTACCGACGTAAAAACCTTAAAGCGGGATTGGACCGGGACCATAAAGGCCACCGGGGACGAAACAACGTTTTCCACGGCCTATTTGATAACCGTGGACGACAAGTTGGACGGGCCGGAATCCATAACAGAGGATTCGAGATTGCCGCAAATCGGCGAATTGTACCGTGTCGGAAACGACGGCAATGTTTCGCAAAAATGCCAAACTAAAACGTTTAGCAACATCGACACGTACACATGGCGGTGCGTTGCGCAGTTTGGGAACAAGAAGCCGGAACAACCGCAAGACGACGGAAGCGGGCAAGAACGCCAAGACCGACACCCGTTGGACATTTCCGCAACGCTGGACATCGCGGACATAAAAACGGAAGTGGCAATTTCACACGCGGCGTTTATCGGTGTGTTTTTTGTCGATGTTGCCGGAAATGCCGGAGCCGTCCAACCGCGTTATTCGCGGCCCAATTCGCCGGTCGGACAAACGCACGCACAACCGGGCGACCCGCAAGTGCGTGGCGGAATCAAAAATGGAACGTCCGTTGTAAATTCGGCGTTGGCACCGTTTGACCCGCCATTAACGCGCGAACGATCGTTGCAAAGTTTCACGGTGAAACGCAACATTCAAACATGGCCCAACGACCATCAAGAATGGGTGGGAACTGTCAACAAGGATTATTGGATTTTGGACCATCCACATCATAACATCACGTTGGGGTTTTGGCCGTTCACGTGCAAAATGCATAGCGTAACCGGGTCGTTTAAGTATGAACAAATTAACCGGCAATTGTTCGGTTATTGGGAAATGCAATACGAATTCCACGTGGACACGTTGTGGGGGTGGCGCGAAGATTTGTTGGATTATGGATACGACCAAAACGCCGGCAAGCACGCGCCAAACCAAGCCACGTTGGACGATATGATGACAAACAACGCACCGTTACCCGGTGGAAACGTTCCGATTATGGGACCGACCGGAATGGCAAACCGCGACCCGGTGAAATTGGACGGTGGCGGTAAAGCCTTACAACTAGGAACCGGATTAGATGCGTTTTATTCGCGGTGGGCAAAGTATCCGGAAATTGAATGGTCCGGCGACATTGCAAGTTTATTAAATTGGAACCCGTTACGCGGCACGACGTCGCCGGGATAAAAAGGAAACGAAAAAATGGCGGATGTAACTTGGTACGGCAACGATTCCACGACACCCAACGATTTGTCGGTTGGCGGCAATTGGTCTACCGGTTCGGTTCCGACCGGCGGCGACCACGTGCGTTTGGTTTCTAATTACACCGGGAATTTGTCCGCGGGAATGTCGACGTTATCGGCAACGACTCTTGGCGACGTAATTGTGGAATCCGGGTTTACCGGAACCATTGGCACCATTTCCGATCCGATGGACATTGTGTGCGGTCGTTTTGAGTTTAGCGGCGGCGGTTCGTCACATATCAATTTACAGTCGTCGAGCATTGACGTGATTATTAACGACACGTCGCAAAACATAAGCACCGGCCAACGTGGTTTGTATATAACCGGAACCACATTACAAACCGTTTCCATAACCGGCGGAATTGTTGGGATTGCCTACCAGCACGGCGACACGTCAAACGTCACGACATTACGCGTTCACAATGGCGATGTTGTCGCCGGTAACGGTTGCACGTTGACGACCGTGGACGTGTACGGCGGAAACGTTGTGTTGAATTCAAACATTACAACATTGAATGTTTATGGTGGCCGCGT